CGAGCCTGTACCGCGCAGGTGACGAGACGCGAGCTGAACCGCGCAGCGATAGTGAGCAACGGGTTGACGACTTAAAGTTGCGTGTTAAGATTCCAGAGGCATCCAGTACCTCTCTTTTATTAGAGAATGGGAAAAGTGAAGAAAATGAGTGTGTGGCTTCCGAGTTACTTTCTGCGGAAGGTGACTTAACTATGCGAAGCACTCAGCATGACTCAGAGGCCTGTCGTCGACGACGACTACAGCTAACCTTGCATTTCCGACGACCTTACAAATGTTTTTCTTGTAAGCGACTCGGAATACAAGAGGAGTATAATACTCTGGACCGCGAGCCTGAACCGAACGCAGGCGAAGATGACCAGGATAACATGGACCTGGATTCTGACGTTGACTCTTCTGAGTCCGTCGCAACTTCCGACCCCCCGCTACCTGAATTGCCGGATAACGGTCTTCTTGCCGAGATGCTAGAGCGCATCCGAGTCGACCGTAAGTGCACTGCACTTCCTGAAGTTCCTGATATCGTACCTCCGAAAGTTAGGATGGTGCTCGAGACCGTAAGGTCCGACCCTTATACACCTAAGCCTTTCCGGAAAGCGTGCATTAATGTCGCCCAGACAAGAGAACAGATTGAAAGTCTGTGGGCTAACAAGGACTTCTTCGAGGATGTAGAGCTTAATGAACGTCTCGATCTTTTAATGAGACGACTCAATACTCGGCTTGATTTGGCTTTCGGTAGATTCTTGTCCTTGTTCGGACTAAAGCCCCTCGCATATGACAAAAAAGAAGCGAATGTGGGTTTGATGAATGGTGTAAAGACAGGATGGTTTAATTACCACGGTTTGACACTGAACATGAAGGACCAACGAGAGTCTGCTATCGCCTTTTCAATATACATGGCGAAAAAGGGGTTTGTGGCCAATGATCCGAGATCTTTGGACAGAGCCACACAACAGTTCTACTCTCGAGTCGCTCCGACTCATTCCGGTCACTCTCCTCTCCCCTCCCCTGACCGAACGCGCACTCAGCGCATGATCACTTTCCTTCGTAAATTTTCCCGGGTCTTTTTCCAACGACCCAAGAATTATACTCCGCCCCCCCCAAACTCAGGCAGGTCATGCCTTGAAAATTCACTTTCCTCAGGTGGTAAAAGAGTTGCCTTGTACAACGGCACTCATGACTACCGCGGTTTCTCAGCCCCTCAGACAATAATGTCAGGTGGCAAACTCCGGACGATTACGATCCAATCTGTCTACGGTGAGAAGTTCGCGTATCTAAACCATTTCATGCTATCACGCATGAGGAAGTGTAAATGGCTCGTCGCTGGTCGCGAGGTCCAAGACTGGATAGCCGACGTTAAGGATAATCTCCTACGTTCGCGCTACTTTGTCTCTGGCGACCTTGAAGCTGCGACGGACAATATTTACGGAGATTGCGCTCGTGCTG